ATTACATCCAGTCAAATAACTACGTGGCGGGTTCCGCTGGCTGGAAACTTGATAAGGGTGGCACCTGGGAAAACTACGGCAGCGACGGTCAGGGGGCAAGAAAATCGACCAACGTCACTGACAGTATAAGGGACTCGAATGGCGTTCTCCGCGTGCAAATCGGCAAACTCACAGGGGTGTTTTGATGTCATGGGGTATACAAACATGGGATGCGTCGGGTAAACCCAATAACTACGGTATCAAGCCAGTTTCCGTTGTTGGGCGTATACAACTGGCTGCCGGACAAACATCCGGCAGTTGGTCTTTTACGATTCCCTCTGGAATGAAAGTCGGCTTTGTTCTTTCACTCGATGAAGGAGGAAGCAGCGTAGGTCGGCGCATTGTAGCATCGGGGAACACTATTACCGTATCAGCTGCCTCTGTTGTAGGACTGGGCAATTATCCGGCATCAAAGTGTGAGGTGGTCATTTTCATGGAGAAATTATAATGGCCGAATTTGGCGCAATGATATTAATGGATAACGGGAATCCCTTTGTTACACCACAATCAACACCTTTTTGTCTTTACGGAAAGTACACCTTTAATTCATCCGCTAATGGCAGTTCTCAGCAGGTTGCACAGAATATTGCATTGAACGTAAGTTATCCTGCGATGGTATTTATTAAAACCACCAATACAGCACAGCCCACGCCTGTTATGTCTTACAGGAATGGCGGTAATATATATGTTGGCGGGGTTAACCCCTATAACCAGAGTTTCACCCTGACAGTATATGTATTTGCCGTATTCCCGCAGACATTACCGAAATGGGGTCTGGCTATTTGGGACGCCAGCGGAAAACTTGTGCTGACAAATGAGTCTCGCGTTTTATCAGACCTGCAGACAGTTGGCACGCCCGGCGCAAACGGCGGTATCAATATTGATCAGACACTGAGCGGTTCATGGGCTGTCGCTCCTGCTCAGTTGGGTCAGACCATAATCGTAAATAACTCCACCCAACCTCCTACCATTTACACAATCAATGCATATTCGTCATGCAGGTTCGATGGAACAAATACGAGGGTAAACGCTGGCGGGACTTCAACGGGGACAGGGGCGCCGGGAGGCGGTACAAATACCGGGATTTCATTAACAGCGATAAATACAGCGGCCTATGACTGATTGATCGTTTTGAGCGATCAATAACAGATAATTGATCTATCTAATCAATTATACCCACCTCTTTCATGTTGGTATTGTCTAAGTTCATGAATACCTTGGGATACCATCACATGAATAAGCTACTCATCTGCCTGGCTGGAGCTGTCATGCTGTCTGGCTGCGCTGGCGTACTTGAGAAACAGGAACCAGTTTGCAGTGGCACAGCCATCGTTGGCGGTCAGGAAAATTCGGTTCAAATTTACGGCGTTCGCAAACAAAACAACCAGACACAGTACCGAGCCGGATACCCTTTCAACTGGCGCTGGGTAAGTGCGAACACATTCACTGACACCACCTGCAAATAACCAACCATTTTTAAATAACAACCTCGCTCTGGCGGGGTTTTTTATTGCCTGGAGAAAATATGCTTTATAACACTGGCACAATCGCCATAAATGGAAATACCGCAACCGGCACAGGCACAAACTGGACGGCTCCCGCCAGCCAGGTCCGCGCTGGCCAGACTATTATCGTCATGTCTAACCCGGTCCAGATGTTCCAGATTTCAGCCGTGAACAGCTCCACTTCAATGACGGTAACGCCTGCTGCTTCCCCGGCGCTGAACGGCCAGAAGTACGGCATTCTGGTGTCAGACAATATCTCGGTCGATGGACTGGCGCAGGCGATGTCGCAGCTCATCAAAGATTACGACGAGAATATCGGTGCATGGGAGACGTTTGCCACAACCACGGCAAACCAGAGCATCACTGTCACCATCAACGGCAAGGCAGTAAGCATTCCAGCGATCGGCAAGTTACTGCAGAAAGGAAGCAATGGTGCACTTGCTGTCGCAGATGGCGGTACCGGCGCAACGACCAAAGAAGACGCTCGCACAAACCTCGGTTTGGGAAGTGCGGCCACCAGAGATATAGGAACAGCAGTCGGAAACATCATGGAAGTAGGTGCGTTTGGGTTCGGGGGGAAAGGTTTATCTTTTAATGCAGATACCGTTGCTGATGTATGGGCAAACCTCCTGGACAAAGGTACACGTGTATTTCGCAACAACAAATCTGTTAATTCTCAGAGGGGATATTCAGCATCGCTATATTTTGCATCTGAAGATACACACGCCATCATGAGCGTTGACTATAGTTCAGGCGTTGTTGGGATGTTAGCGAGAAATACTTCCGGAACAAATAGCACCTCGACGTTTAACATACTCTACGGAACAGCCAATACGACCAGGGCCAGCGATGGCACGCTTAAAGCAGCATCGCCTGTAGTGAAATTATTCTCAGATGGCACATATCTGACTAACGATGAATCTGTTGGCTGCACTGTTACACGACTGGCCATAGGAGAATATCTTGTTGAAGGATGCGAGGGGCTGAATTCTGACGCTGCCTGGAGCGGTATTGACGGCGGTTTTGACATTCCAACCGACCGCAATAAACAACCTCTAATCTGGCTGGATTACGAAGTTAATGCTGACGGTTCTATCCTGATCAAAACCTTCCACCGTGCAAATGAGGCTGCTCCTGTATTTGCCAGAAACAAGGTTAAAGGTGTGAGCGATTTCGATCCGGTTGACATTCCCCGCGATCAGTTTGTTTCCGTTCGTGTCGAAATGCCTACTGGTTCTTTATACAACAAAAAACTTAGAGCTGCAGAGCTGGACATGGCTTCCGATGAAGGTGAATAAAGGTCGGTTTGGGAGACAGCGCGACGAAGACCGTCGGAACTGCAGCAGGGAACGTTATGCAGGTGGGTGCTTTTGGTCTTGGGCTCACAAATCTGAATGCCAGTGCAACACTGAATGCGAACGATATTACGTATAACGGGTTTAGTGCTGGCGGAGGAGCTACTGGTTCAAATTACTTCGATTTATATGCTGGCATCATTTCTATTGTGAGGGCGGGAGGATCTGACGCGAAAGGCACCATTGGGCAACTCCAAATCAACGCAGGTGGCGCGTTGGCCGTCAGAGGTATGGGATTGGGCTCGTGGTCGTCATGGATGCAGGCATACACCACCGGGAATACGACAAAAGCCAGCGATGGGACACTCAAAGCTGCATCACCGGTTGCCCGGATCGTTAAATCTCAGGAGGAGAATCAGCGCACCGATTTAGCTGAAGAGGGTTTCACCTGGTGCGGTTGCGGGACAGCGAACTCCGAGGCTGAAGGAATAAGTATTTCGCGGTATGATGTTGGGGTTTATCTATTAACTGGGTCTAATGGTCTTGCATCATCCGGATGGCAACTGATTCCCCCAATGGACCCAGGCGGTATGGGGGAATTAGGCATTGTTGAAGCAGAACGGGATTTTGGTACCGGTATTATAATCCGATTGTTTAAGCAAAAATACGTTCTCAGAGAAGATGGCTACCTTGAGAAAACAAAAGGTGAACCTATGGATGTCCCCGCCAATAGCTGGATCGATGTTCGACTCAATATGCCTGCTGATTTTATGTAACAAAAAATATATAATAGCAATGAACTGAGAACCATAGGGATGCAGTAAAAGTGCCCTTAACTTTCGTAGAAACTACATCCGTTACTTATAAAGCCGGATTATTGTAAATAACGGCTATAACCCTTATAAGTGCAATGTCATCAATCACTAGACTCTTTTTTTGTACCATCTACCATTTTCTGCAACTACTTATAGAAGACTTACTAGATTAATTGTTGTAATCTACTAGAGGATTATCACTCATCTTATACATGGATTTATTATGAAGAAAATAGCGCTTATAATTTGCATTGTAATAGTTTCAATTGTTGCCCTAATTTGTGCGCTGATATTTCGCAATGCCATATGGAGGGGAACAGAACAAGACTGTTCGTCTGTTCAGGCGTCAGATATGATAGCAGTAGTGCAAAATGACTATCTGAACAATCGTTTTCCGAGATGGGAAAAAGATAAGAATCTATTGGAAACTGAGAGCCCAAAGCTAACCTTTTCAACACCTCAAGAATCTGATGGTGCTTATTTAGTGCCTTTCACTGCAGTTGGTAAAAACAATAAGATTGATTACTTTGGATTGGTAGACTGCAAATATCATACCGTTGAGTATTCTTCAAAATAACATGGGCGCGAAAGCGCCCATTTTTTAATATTTATCTTTTACCTTCTAATTTAACTGGGATTTTTCCTGGCAACTGAATTTCATACTCTTTTCCAGGGAACCAACTTAGTATTGTTGTTGCCGCTTGTGCAATCACGCCACGTGACGGGTCAAAATTTGCGTCAAAAGTATCATTATAAGCCCTGATCTCACCTTCATATTTCCATGCCCCGCTTGTATAAATCGTTAAAACTCCTTCAGTTTTCATTGAGATTCTACCGATTAAAGCACCAACTGATAAATTATCATCGAATACGCTTTTTCCGAAGTTTCCAGTGATGTTGTAGATTCCTGGGGGATTATTAGCTAGCGTGCTAGAAACTGGTGTCAGGATTTTTGGAGTAAAAGTCAATCCCAGCGAATTTAGATCAAGTGTTAAAGGAGTCTGTTTTTCAGACATATAGTGGTACATACCAAGAAATGGAGCAAAAGAGTTAGCTGTAACCTTAGTCCCTGGCTCCTTGTTATACACACCTTTTGTATTAGCTATCGTGTGATAATAGGTTTTAGGATGGTCGGCTTTATAACTTTCGATTTGTGCCATTCGTTTAATGATAGGAATAAGATTTTTTCGGTATTTTTGCCCTGTTTTTAACCAATCAGCAAGTAAGCCCTTAGTATATTCACCATTCTCCATAGCTTCTACAGCCAAAGCTTCAATCATTGAGGGCATACTAGCAAGATCAGCCCACCCTGAACCAACCTCATTGAAAGTGGACATATCCCCAAAATCAAATTTGAAAGATGCCCCTGTTGGTGTTGGAGCCGTTACAATGAGTGTATCCATGTGAATCTCCTTATATGATGAAAATACTGTATTTATATACAGTCTTTTCATGCTATCTATTTCGATGGCTCATGTCAATGAATGATAATCAATCTCATTATTTTTTAGGGGTTGCATAAGCCTTTATGGAGCAATCTAGGCGTATTAACACCTTTGCATACTATGATTATGACTATGATTTATATAACAATTACAGTTACCCCCAATGCCTCGCTTTAAAGTTGTTTTTGGAATCAACAGGCATTTCGACGCGTACAGAAACATACTGATCTGATGGGATATCAATAGGGTCACCGTTGCTTATACCTTCCAATTGATTGTTGGCAAATTGTGGGGCAGAGGGATGTGTGCGATGGTAGGTATTAACTAGCACAGAGCCGTCAGGGTTAACTTCATAATCGAGCCAGATTAACGGCTGCTTGTTGCGGTCTGTTGGTATCTCAAAACCACCATCTTTCCCGCCCCACGCGGCATCCGCATTCATACCCATGCAACCTTCAATTAGGTACTGACCTACACCAATGCGCGTAACAGTGCATCCCTCAGACTCTTCATTAACTCGATAACCGCCATCATGATTGATCTGAACAACTGGAGAGGCAGCTTTAAGTGTCCCGTCGCTGGTTTTGGTCGTATTTGCAGTTGAATACAGTTCCGACCAGGCACCACCCTGATAATTGCCGTAGGTACGAATAAAACCTCGAGCCTTACCACCGGCAGTCATTGCTAAATCGGAACCATATGACCCCTGGGGGATGTGAAGAACTGTAACTCCCGTTGTGCCGGCTGGGTTGTATTCAGCTGCTCCCTGGATTGATAGTAAGGACGATACCGGATTCCCTGTCGCATCCATGTACGGAGTATTTTGAATTCCTAACCCAAAAGCACCCACCTGCATAACGTTCCCTGCTGCAGTTCCGACGGTCTTCGTCGCGCTGTCTCCCAAACCGACGTTTTATAGATTGCCTAACAGGCGCTAGGCCGATAACTTCACCTGATTTTTTTGCAAAAAATATTGGGTAAAAAATATGCAGATTGGCTATGTCAGGGTGTCAACAAATGACCAAAATACTGATCTCCAGCGGCAGGCACTTGAACGCGCAGGATGTGAGCAGATTTTTGAAGAAAAAATGAGCGGAACCGTGGCTAATCGCCCGGCACTAAAAAGGCTGCTTCGGACGTTAAACGAAGGCGATACGCTGGTAGTCTGGAAGTTGGATCGGCTGGGCCGCAGCATGCGGAATCTTGTCCTTCTGGTAGATGAATTGCGACAGCGCGGTATTCATTTTCGTAGCCTCACTGACAGCATAGACACTTCCAGCCCGATGGGCCGATTCATCTTCCATATCATGTCCGCGCTTGCGGAAATGGAAAGGGAACTGATCGTCGAGAGAACGCGCGCTGGGCTTGCCGCTGCGAGAGAAAAGGGAAGGGTTGGTGGTCGGCGCCCAAAATTGACTGCGGAGCAATGGGCACAAGCTGGACGACTCGTTGCGAACGGCATCGACCGTAAGCAAGTAGCACTGATTTACGACGTAGCGGTATGCACTCTGTACAAAAAATTCCCGGCAGGAAATCCATCTAGCACAGAACGGTAGGCGGCCGGAAATTTTTACAAAAGCATATTTGTCGATGCATGAGTAGGTTACGGGTAAACCGCTTAAGCATTAATCAGCCAGCTTCACAGCGCACCTTGATCAGAATTTTCCATTCAACTACTGTATATAAAAACAGTATTGAGGCGTGCATTATGAAGTTGTACAGACCAGCAGAGTTACGTGAAGTCATTGCTATCCCGCTTTTTAGCGACTTAGTGCAATGTGGATTTCCCAGCCCGGCCGCGGATTACGTCGAGCAACGTATCGATCTCAATGAATTGATGATCCAACACCCGAGTTCAACCTACTTTCTGAAGGCTGCCGGGGACTCGATGATCGATGCGGGAATTGATGATGGTGATCTGCTGGTGGTGGACAGCTCCATCACAGCAGATCATGGAGATATTGTGATCGCCGCAGTGGAAGGGGAGTTCACCGTAAAACGCCTGCAGCTTCGACCGACTGTCCAGCTTAACCCAATGAACAGCGCTTACAGCCCGATCATCATTGGCAATGAAGACACACTGGACGTTTTTGGTGTCGTGACTTTCATCGTTAAATCGGCGAGCTGAAATATGTTCGCGCTCTGTGATGTGAATTCCTTCTATGCATCATGCGAGACGGTTTTCAGACCGGATCTGCGGGGGCGGCCAGTAGTTGTTCTTTCTAATAACGATGGTTGTGTGATCGCGAGATCCGCAGAGGCCAAGGCGGCTGGAATTACCATGGGTGAGCCGTTCTTTAAGCAGAAAGATCTGTTCCGGCGCGCTGGCGTTGTCTGCTTCAGCAGCAACTATGAGCTGTATGCTGATATGTCGAACCGGG